TATAACGTTACAAAATTGGGCGTCAAGAAAGTTGCTAAAGGATGAATGACCGCATACGATTCCGCCGTCTTTGGTCCAGCCCTCCCCGACCGCCATAATCAGCGAACACCGGTCTTTGAATTCGTCCAGTCGCGCAGCACGGGCAGAGAGGGCAGCGGGGTCGGCGCGAATCGCATGTTCGTCGCGTATGACATCCGCGTATTTGTTCCGGTATTTTGGCGTATCGATATAACGAAGCATATGTGCGTAAAAATAAGGAATAGACATATACACGTTGATGAGGATGACCTGACGCACATCGAGGCCACCACCCGCTCCCGCCGCAATCCCCTCCATCTCTCGGTAAATTTTCGGGAAGCGTCGCTTAATGATTGGCTTGTAAAAATCCTCGCATAATCCATAAAAAAATTCGATATCTCGACCGTAACTTTGGCGATAAATCTTGTCGAAGACGGCGAACATCCGCGTAAATCTCTCGGGATCGGCTGCGAGAATCTGTTTTCCATGGCTCATACCGCGTTCATATGGCGCACCACTGATACTTACGCGAATCCATCCGTCGTCGTCGTCGGACGGGTTATCGCGGTAATGTATTTGTCTTTTGCGTTTTCGTGTATTCGTGATTTTGTTTCTTTTGATTTTGTATGTCTTCATCGCGGTCATCGGTGTTCTGTTATATATTACGCACAAATAGATATAAAGATTTATAAAATGTATTGTATAAAGAAACGAAAATGAGTCATTCAAACGCACATGCCGGCGGGGGCGGCGGCGCAGCAGCACCATATACCGGGACGGGCAGCACCGGCACCGACGCCTACAATAACTCGGATAATGTTCTCGTGATTAAAACCGTCCAAATCGCCCCCGTGAGAACGCTGATGTGTGCGCTAAAAGAAATTCTCATCGAGACTAATATTACGTTTCAGAAGGACGGGATTCGCATCATTAATATGGATAAATCACATACGATGTTGGCACATATGTTTCTTGAAGCAGTGAATTTTGAGTTGTATGAGTGTGCGCTTGACAAAATCATCATCGGTGTGAATATGTTTCATTTGTTCAAATTAATCAACTCGATTGATAATGATGATACCCTTACCATATACATTGAAAAGAAGGACTACAATGATGGCGTTGTATCCTACCTCGGCCTTAAATTCGAGAACGGGGATATCAAACAGTGTAAGACGCAAAAACTTCGACTTATCGAGCCTGACCCAGAAGACTTGGTTGAGCCACAGGTCGCATTTTCGAGTGTGATTAACCTCCCATCCAGCGATTTCCAGAAGATTATTCGCGACCTCTCGTGTATTTCGGAGAAGCTGGAGATTAAATCAGTAGGGAATGAATTGATATTCAGGTGCTCGGGTCAATTTGCGACGGCGGAGGTGAGGCGCGTGGAGTCAGATGGAAGTATGGAGTTTCTTCATAAAAAGGACGCGGGGAAGATTATTCAGGGCGAGTTCTCACTTAAAAACCTCGGATATTTCATCAAATGCACAAACTTGTGTAATCAAATCGAGATGTATTTGGATAATGATATGCCGCTGGTTGTGAAGTATTATGTTGCGTCGCTGGGGACGATTAAGTTGTGCTTGTCGCCGTTGCCGAGTTCATAATGCTCCCCGCTCTGTCCGCTGAATTCATGGAATATAATATAAAAAACACATGTTCTATATTATATAAAATTCGGGTGTCTGTCGGTCTGTCTGCGTTAAATAATGTCTTCTTCGGTGTGCGCACATCGCTTGTTACTAACAAAAGAAGCACTTCGGGAATATAGATACCATAATGTGATTATGAAATTGGCGACGCAAATTCGAGACACGATATGCGATGAAATTGAAAAAGGGAATATATCGTGTGAGAATCATACAAAATATGCGTATCGATTGAATGAACAACAACAAATTGGGACGTATCGTGTCGCGATTCAAATCTATGTAAAATCCCGGGTTCATGAGGATATCGTTGAACATCTACGAAAGTACTTTCCTGATAGTAAAATAAGTATTGAAGAACGCGAACAAATGAACGGATTTACAGTAACGCGACAAACATATGTTGAGGTGGATTGGTCATGATGGCGACGTCGTAGAGACGTATCGAATAAAAAATAATAAGGCTGGAAAGTAGCATTATTATTTGTAACCTTGCCCCACCACACCACACCCATCAGACATGAGCGGCGAAGCGCGATCGAACGAAATCGCGAAGCCGCGCAGCGGGCGAAGCGATGGAGTGAGTGAGCAACCTAGTATTCCGGTGTATGCTTCTTGAACAAACACCCGTGTGCTGTAATTCCTTCCAGTTCGCGAATAATCCCCGCGTTTTGGAAGTTACAATTCGCCATCCAGATTTTTATAATACAGAAATTCTTCTTTGGTGAAATCGTGATTCCATTTACGATGCCAACTACATTCAAATTGGTTGAAATGGTTTCACCCACCGTAACATATGAAAGTTGTTTCCATGCGCTATTGACTTCTTTATTCGCTACTTTATAGGAAAAGCAACCTCCATTTCGATTTTGTGGGTCTTCCCACATAGGAATAATACCGGTTCGCATCAAGAACAACATACAGTTCATTACGAGCTTGTGGGGCAGAACTTCAAATATGGCGATAGCCTCTTCTGCTGTATCAAATTCATATATCTTTTTATAACTTGAAGCGGCCCAATTTGTATCATGAGGAAGATGAGCCCATAAAGTCCAACGGTCTGACAGTTTATGAAACGTGCTTGTATCCGCCGCTGCCGCATGTGCGCGTGGTGTGTTGTTTATTGTTTCAGTAGTCATACCGTGGAGAATTTCCGTAAAATGATGTGGATGGGATAATACACACCGTATATTATACTATCAATTTTTTTTTATACTCTTTATGCGGATGATTCTTGAATTACTTCGAACTCAGTTTCATCATATTCGGGGGTAACTTGTTGTTTGCCCTCAGCCGGAGTCTCACCCTCGCCCTTGCCCTTGCCCTTGCCCTTGCCCTTGCCCTTGCCCTTGCCCTTGTCCTTGCCCTTGCCCTTGCCCTTGCCCTTGCCCTCGCCTTCGCCCTCGCCTTCGCCTTCACCTTCGCCTTCGCTTTCGCTTTCGCTTTCGCTTTCGCTTTCGCTTTCGCTTTCGCTTTCGCCTTCGACACTACTGTTGTCTTCGTCGTCACATTCGTCATCTGAGTCATTCTCTGTATCAGAACATGTATAATATGATGTCAAGACACCATCAATATCAAATACGTTCTTTTCATTCGATTCAAATATAGGGCACCGAAGAAGTGAATCAACCTTAACAACATATGTATGTCCTACAATAACGGATTGTTGGTCGCTCAAAGTATATGCAACGAGTGGTTTATTGCTGGCTTCTGACTCCACTACGGCCGACGCCGTTTCTGCTTTTGCTGTCGTCGCCTCAGACGACGCTGCTGTGATCGCAACTTCGGCCTTTGTCTTTTCGAGGTTTTCTTTCATGCAGTCATTATAAAACATGACCACCTTATAATTATAGAACACAGTGTTCAACCGTTTGGCAATATCAGTGGCTCCAAATTCATTATACAGTTTCCATTTCAAAAATTTAACATCCAGAATCTCATTCTTTTCAAGTAAAAAATGATGAGGCGTTTTCATATTGATTTTATAGACCTTTGGAGGATAACAGTCATAGACCGTACGTTCTTTGTTGGCGTCGTTGGCCTCCTCCGCTCCTCCATTTGATTCCATCGGTGGTTCGACCGAGCAACTCGGATACCATACCGTAAGTTCCGCCTCTGGGGCGTATTGATACGATTTCGCATATGGACGATAATGCTCGGTAATGAGTGTATGTGTTCGCCCTGTGAAATTACCGCGATGGATTCGCACATACGGTTGATTATCTACCTTATGAAGGATGAAATCGTAAATATAATTTTCGGTGTCATTTATTATGGGTTCCTCCCCATGTATTTTCAAAAACAAAGCACATTGTCGGTCAATCCACTTGCATACATCATATTTTGCTCGGTCAATACGATATACGGATTTCACATCACTTTTGTAGTAATAATACATGGATGAAGAAGTAAATATCTCGCGGCCGTCTTTTACAACGGTATATGTGCTAAATGTATATTGACCAAACATGC